TCGAATCCAAGAGCTCTTGACGGAGATGGGCACCCCCACATTCCGCATCGACGGTTCGGTGCCAAAGGAGCAGCGCGACGAGCGGATCCAGGGGTTCAAGAAGGGACCGGTGAACTCAGTCTTCATCATCCAGATCAAGGCGGGTGGCGTGGGTCTGAACCTCCAAGAGGCGACGCGCGTCTATATCACCTGCCCTGCGTGGAATCCCGCGACGGAGCTCCAGGCGATTGGCCGCGCTCACAGAACGGGGCAGACCCAGAAGGTGGTAGTGCGCCGCCTCATCTACATGGGAGAGGACGGAGTCGAGCCGCTGCCGAGCGTTGAGCAGAGCATCATGCACTTGCAAGAGGGGAAGGCCAAGGTGTGCGCTGAAGTGCTCGCCGATCCGAGGCTCGAGACACAGGTGCCCAACGTGACGAGGACCAAAATTACGATTCATGCTCTCAAGAAAATTTTCGCAGTGTAATGTAAAATGCACTATAGTTACCCCATGTCCACCCCCCAGCAGCGTTTAAATGCGGCAAAAAAGGCTGCTCAGGCTAACAAAAAGGCGGCGGTGGCTAACAAGAAAGCAATGTCTGCGAACCGCAAGGCGATGGAAGCTGCTCGTACTTTGATGAAAATGTCAAAGTGAAATAAAATTCTATATAAAGATAAATGACGATCGGTTCGAGAGCTCAGGTTTATCACGGAAACGCCACCGAGACCGCAGGCGGCCTCAAGAAGAAGGATCTGAAGATGGTCAAAAAGTCGGGCGAGATTGTCAGCAAGGCCAAGTCCAAGGATGAGAAGAAGAACCCATGGATAAAGGCGGTCGCAAAGGCCAAGAAGGATCTAGGCATCAAGGGCTTTGCGCTGATTCAGGGCCCCTTGTTGGCAAAGGCGCGTGAAATTTATTCCAAGTGAGTAATATAAGATATGAGTTCTAAACTCAAAATGGTTATGATGGCGTGCTACCTACTTTCGGCCGGGGTGTTCATCACCGCCAATGGAGCCATAGCCAAAGAATGCTATGACAATAATCAACCGTTTGCCGACAGTACTGATATGCGCAAGAAGAATAACAAATTTTTACTGGGAATGGTCATAATGGGGCCTCTGTGTATCTTGTGCGCCCTCATGGGTATAGTTATCGCTACAAGAATTCCTTGATTAATTTTGTTATGAAATATAAATGAAAGATACTCTTCTTGGCCTTCGCATTTCGTCCAGTATTGCGATGATGAATAAGATTCTCAAGACTCCAAAAATGCGCAAATCCCCTTCACCAAAACGGGGGGGTCAACCGACTTCACCTCGGCGATCGGCTGCTCGATCCCGTAAAACCGGATCTGCGAAGCGCGTACGGTAAGTCCCCATATGTTATTGAAAAAGTAATTTGATTCAATATCAATCATACAAGTCAGTTCTTGCCCACGGAAGAGACCTTCTCTGATCTCGGGCGTGACCTGTTTTGAATTTTCATCAAAAATATACGTGGCTTCATCAATTTTGATCCTCAAAGACCCGTTTGTAAAGTTGGATTTGAATGGCTCTTGTGGGCACAGACGACGCTCCAATTCAGACCACCATTCAATGAATTCATGGTTCTTTATTTCCACATTGAAGCTTTTGTACTGTGAAACACCCCACGTACACGCACCACGGGGAAGCTGAAAACGAAGAGGCTTTCCGTCATACACGTACTTGCTCTTGTCCTTCATACCGGGGGCTACATCTATGATGTCTTTGGCGACATCTGACCACAGAACCATTCTAAATAAAATGTCTGTTCTTTTTAAATGGGACACCTCGTGTTAGATCAGCCTCCAGGGCGTTACCGCCCGAGCGTTGGTCGGCGAACGCCGCTTCCCACTATTCGGGAGGTTTCAAAATGGAACAAACTGCGTCAGGCTGTGAAGCGTCAAACGAACCGCAAAAGGGTGGCGAAAGTTGGTGAGACGCGTGGACGCTTCACGGTGGTGCCCAAGTCTCCTAATTCTCCAAAAGTTGGGAATAGACGCGGACGCTTCACGGTGGTGCCCAAGTCTCCTAATTCTCCAAAAGTTGGGAATAGACGCGGACGCTTCACGGTGGTGGCCAAGTCTCCTAATCGTGGACGCTTCACAGTCGTGTCAAATACCATGAGGAGCGTGGCCCGGCCGCCGAGCCTCGTAAACATGTATCGTAAAATTGAGGCTAATATTTTAAACCTTGAGGATCAGGTCACTAACATGCGCAGACGCCTACGCAAGAACTTTGAGATGAACAATCTTGAAAACAAAATTTACAATATGGAGCAAAAATTGGCAAACCACAAAAAGGTCATGAACTCCAAAATAAAGCCTCTCGAGAACAAGCTTGAAGCCGCGCACAAGGAGGCTGCGAATCTCAAGAAGAAGATAAACTCGGCGCGCCCCTAAGAAGGATGCGCATTTCCGTCGTCCACGCCAGTCTCGAAATCTTTCCTTCGAAGCATCCACACGCAGCCGTCACTTCTAACAGGTGCTCCTCTTCTTGATCGTTAAATACATGTAGACCGGCAGTGTGATAACTGAGTTCAATAGGTCTCCGTATGATATGAAACCCTGGAATCCGAAATATATGGAGAGATTTTGATTCTAAATTGTAAATAATCCCGTCATGGGATTTGAGGAGGTACCATAAGCGCCAAGACTTGGCTTCGTTAAGTTTTTTTGGTGGAATTTTGAAACATAATTGAACGTCGATGTTCGGATCTGACGCCTCAATTATTTTTCGAATCAGTTCGGTCGGTAGTTTTGACCATAAATTCATAATTATTTAATAGCTCATAGTTTTAACCTGAACGCACACCGTGTTCAACCTGAACACATCTCACAACTCTCGGGATTGGCAAGGGAGCATGCAAGAATTTGATCCTTTGTGGGCGCGACCGGAACCGTTACCTGCTGCGCCTTGGCCTTTGCTCGCGTCCGGAGGTAATACATCCCAGTTTTGATCCCCTTCTTCCAGCCGTACAGATGCATACTAGAGAGCTTCGCCAAACTCGGGTTCTCCATGAAGATGTTCAAGGATTGCGACTGGTCGATATACACGCCACGGTCAGCGCTCATGTCAATGATGCTCTTCTGTGGAATCTCCCACACCGTCCGGTAAATGTTCTTGAGTTCGAGCGGAACGTCCGTAATCTGCTGGATCGACCCACCGTTCCGCACAATATCCGTCTTGATGGCGGGGCTCCACTTTCCAATCTTTTGTAGGTCTCGGATCAGATGCTTGTTGATCATGACAAACTCACCGGCAAGTGTCCGACGCAGGTAGATGTTGGTCGTGTACGGCTCGAACGCCTCGTTATTCCCCATGATCTGGGCGGTACTGGCGGTCGGCATTGGGGCCACGAGCAACGAGTTGCGGAGTCCATGGATCTTGATAGATTCCCTAATTTCATTCCAAAATTCAGGAGTCTTGTGATTCCAGAGATCCGGTTGAAGGATGCCCTCGGATGCCGGAGACCCCTTGAACGTCTCGTAAGGCCCCTCCTCCTTGGCCAACTCACAAGACTGGGTCAAGGCTGCGTGGTAAATGGCCTCGAATATACCCTTGTTGAGATCTCGCGCCTTGGGTTCGTCAAAAGCAAGACCCAGCATCATGAACACGTCGGCCAATCCTTGGATCCCGATCGCGATGGGCCGGTGCCGAAGGTTAGACTTCCGGGCCGGCTCGGTCGGGTAGTAATTGCGGTCTATGACGCGATTCAGGTTCCGGGTGACAACTCCCGTCACTTCGCACAGTTTTGTAAAGTTGAATTGATTTCCTTCGACAAAGGTTGGGAGGCAGATGCTGGCCAGGTTGCACACGGCCGTCTCGTCCGGACCGCTGACCTCCATGATTTCAGTGCAAAGGTTTGAAGACTTGATGACGCCGATGTTCTTCTGGTTGCTCTTCTCGTTCACAGAGTCCTTGTAGCACATGTATGGCGTCCCGGTCTCAACCTGAGACTTCAGTATCGCGTCCCAAACTGTGCGCGCCTTGACCGCCTTCTTAAATCTCCCCTGTGCGACGTACGTTCTGTAGAGCTCGTTAAATTCCTCGCCGTACACGTCGGGCAGTCCAGGGGATTCGCTGGGACACATGAGGTGCCAATCCTCATCATTCTCAACCTTCTGCATGAAGAGGTCGGGAATCCACATGGCCGTGAAGAGGTCTCGGCAGCGCATCTCATCGTCTCCCTGGTTCAGGCGGAGTTCAAGAAACTCCATAATGTCGGCGTGCCAAGGCTCCAGGTAGATGGCGAAGGAGCCCTTGCGCTTCCCGCCACCCTGGTTGACGTACCGTGCCGTGTTGTTGAAGACGCGGAGCATGGGGACGATACCGTCGGCCACTCCATTCGTCCCCTTGATCGGTGAACCGTTCGCTCGTATGTTCGAGCAGTGAATTCCGATACCCCCAGACCACTTGGAAATCTGAGCGCACTCCTTGAGCGTGTCGTAGATGCCCTCGATGCTGTCATCCTTCATGGCCACCAGGAAGCAAGAACTTCCCTGTGCTTTATTCGAGAGACTATTAAAAAGCGTAGGCGTTGCATGCGTGAAGTATTTTTGGCTCATCATGTCGTAAGTCTCTCGTGTGCGTTTCGCGTCACCGCCATGGATCCAGAGAGCAACGCGCATGAAGAGGTACTGGGGCGTCTCACCTTCGTTCAAGTAACCCTTCTGGAGCGTCTTGATCCCAAAGTATCCAAAAAGGTAATCGCGCTTATGATCGATCCACGTATCCATTTCGGGGGTGATTAGTGATACCCCTTGACTTGAAACCACTCCCTGTCTGTTAAGTGCGCACATAGCATGACTAAAAGTACCAGGACAATTCTTTTGAAGATTAGATACTGTTACTCTCATGGCCAAAGTCTCGTAATCCGGGTGCTCAGTGATCATCGCCACGGCCACCTCAGCCGTCAGGTTGTCGATTTCAGACGTTGAAATCCCGTCATACATGCTCTGGAAAACCTTCTGGGCCACCTTATCCGATTCGACGTTCAGGGGCTCGAACTCCGGAGCCTGATTAAGATTTGAAATGCGTTTGGTTACTTTGTCGAATAACATCTCTTGAACGTCCCCTGACCGCTTGATAACCTTCATTGTATTATATACTCGGCATTTCTCTATGGCATTGTATAGAGTATTTCCATGAAAACCCTCCTGCAGTTTTCTGACGGCCTATAAGACAAGCCGTTACGTACTTTCTGTCTATACACGCCGACTGAGCTGCGAATGTAACGGTCGTGAATGTCTCCAGGAATTTTCCGTCGGTTGTATACTTGTCGACTGAAGTACCGATCTTGGCTTTCGTCTCGGGTGTATGCGTTCTATTGAAGAATGGATTGTTCTCCCCGACTTGGGTTCCCTTTTTCTTTGAACTTATGAGCTTTTTTGTTTCTTCAGTATGTGTTTTGCCTTTGTTAGCTGAACCAATTTTGGTTTTGGTTTCCTCTGTACGTGGTTTTCCAAAATTGAAGTTTTTCTCACCAAGTTTAGCTTCTCTCATTTTAGATCTGGATTCGATATGAACATTTTTATTTGTATTTCCACCAGCTTCTAAGTTATAACCATTTGGTGATATTGTTTTCCTTTCTTGAATTTCAGTAATTTCTCTCGCGTCAAGTTGATCATTCAGAACCTCAGAAATAACCGAAAACTCAAAGTTGGTTATACCATACTTTGAGAATGCATTAGAAAGAATAGTTTCGGTCGAATGCCTATGCGCCCTCCATCTGTTCTTGACGTTCTTTTGTATAGTCTGGCCTACGTAGCATTTGCCATTGATTTTGTTCTTTATCATGTATATATACCCCATCCTGTTATAATGGTCGTTTTTTTTATCCCTGCATACATCAAATGAGCACCCGTCTGCTTCCCACGCCCCTTACGGATGCTTTCTTTTCTGATTTCAATCGCGAGAGCGTCCATAATGCCATCATCGAGTTGGTCCAGGCCAAAACCGGTGTGAAAATTCAGCGCCAGAATGACGCAGACCTGCAGGCGCTCATGAAGCGCGTGTATACAAACATGGCACGCGATCCGTACAGTGACATTCGGGGTCAGGTAGACGCCATGAACAACCAAGTCGCCAAGGAGGCGACGGCCACGGTATCGACGGGCGTTCTTCAGCAGATAGTGTACCTGCGTGACATCTCCTCGAACCCCGTGCCCCTTGCTGCCCCCGTCAGCACGAGCACGTACGGAAATAAATTACCTTACAATAGCAAGATTGCATTCTAAATGAAGGCATTAAATGATATCCTTTTTGGATTTTTCATCTTTTTCGCAATTGATCGTGCGATCCGCCTCTTCAGTAATTCGGTCGTCGAGCCGTGGATGCGGAAAAGTGGCAAGGGGGAAAAATCTATAGAAAACTGGAAGTTGGGATCCGAGCTGATACTGCTCTTAGCGGCGTGTTTCCTGGTGTTCAGAATGCGTAACCAAGCTTAGAGACGAACCGTCTTTGTTTTACAATGAATAAGTTTCGCGACGAAACTGCCGAAATGTGTAAGCGCAAGGGCTGGGACAAAGCTCCAGTAAGCATCGTGTGGATGCTTCTCAATGAAGAAATAGGAGAACTCGCTTCGAGTATCCGTCAGAACCAGCGCATCTACAAGAAGACTGGGCTCAAAAAGGACAGGGGAACTGACATCATGATGGAGATGGGTGACGTGTTCAGTTATCTTTTCCAATTGGCCCACATGTTGAATGTGGACATGGACACCATGTGGGAGCTTCATCGTCAGAAGATCCAGACAAAGGTGTATGCAAAAAATAATGCAAGCGTATGTTAAATGGCCACCGCCGCCATGGCATGCGATGAGTTGAGCATCAATCGCTTCAACCCCTATACGTGGTCCGGAACCTTCGGTGTGTATTCCGACGGGTTCCCGAGCACGATCCCCATTGATGGGTCATACACGACCGAGATTAGCGAGACTCCCACAATTTACACGGACGATCTCGAAGGTTCAGCCGATCCAAACATGAACCTTTCTGGCCCCATGTACTTAAAGACGGCTGACACCAGCCCGGCGCCATTCCGCGGGTTCCCAGCGCGCAAGAATGAGTTCCCCGATGGAACCGTGACGTGGATGCGTCCAGGCCAACCGTGGAGCTGGTCGGGCGGCGGCAAAGATAAAGCCGCGGACGACACGTGGACAACAACTGTTCGCACGAACGGAAACGACATGCTCATTTGGCTACTGATTGCCGCTATTGCGGTGTATGTGTACTCGCGCCTCAAAAAGTAACCACCTTTGGCGCCACCACCTTGACTAATTTCTTTGATAAATTATCCCTTTCAGTTTTAGACCGTTCATTCAGGTTGGGGCAATTGTGAACCTCGAGCTGAATGCACCTGGTGCAAAAGTTCCCCGCACATTCGCGGCATTTCAGGAAACGATTCTTGTGACGGCAGGACATTTTTGGCCCGAAAATGTCCTGAAAAGCCTCCTCAACGCTGCTCATCTTCTACTAGCTCACATACAATTTCATTCTTAAACAGTGTTTGCGTCTGTTCATTGATGAGTTCGCATAGGCCATGTTCCCTGCCCTTGACGACGCGATCCCACGCCACCTTCATGGCCGCAAGGTTCTTTTCAAACCACACACGGTCCCGCTTGACTCGTACAACTACAAACTCCTCTGGGAGTGGAGGAACGCTTTCAGTGTTCCCGGGACGGTACTGAATAAAATCGCACTCCTCGAGGTCGGTAATCTCCAGCTGTAATTGAACCTGAGGCAAATAATGCTTAGGCACCTTTGCCTCAATTTTGCGCGTCAATGGACACTTTATCTCTACAAGAATGCCATCTTCAGTGACGCCGTCGGGCGACGCCCCGAGCCATGGATACACACGATGTCTGACAAGACCAATCTCGTGAGACTTGCGACCGGTTCGCTGATCATACAAGTCGCGAACAAAGGGCTCGAGGAGCGTACCGTGCGCAGTTGCGGCATTTCCAGCCCACTTGGTCCTGAGAACCTTCTTCTTCACAAACGCATCTGGAGACTCGTACCGACTTTCACCGATGGCACTCGCCACGTCACTTGCTGTGATCATGTGCTCACGCAGCTCTAACCATTCGTCTGATCTTTGTTCAGCGTATTCAGCCGCAATGAGCTCCATTGCTCTCGTTACTACGGTCTCGTTTTGGGGGGCCTCCATTCTTACTCTTAAAACGGGGATCAGTCTTAAGTACAATTTCAGCTGCGTTCTGTTCAGCTTGTTTCTTCGTAAGTGCGAATCCCGCCCCGCATTCCATGCCATCGACCACCACGGTTATGAAGAATTGCCCATTCGTCTGACCATCGACCCGATAGTCGGGTAACGGGTATTTGAGAGCCTGACACCAGCGCATGAGCTGATCCTTGTAGTTGTCGTCGGCCAAAGACGTCTCAACCTTGGTGAAAGATGCAAGAACAAATTGCTTCGCATGGACCATTCCAAGATCTAGATATATTGCACCCACGAGAGCCTCAAAGACGTCCTCCATGATGTGCTCATTGGTATTCCATCCGTTGCGGTCCCCTTTTTCATCCATGAGAATCATCTTCTCGAGACCCAGAATCTTTGAAATTTCACACAAAGTCTTGCCCCTGACCATCTTCGTCCGAGCCTTTGTCAAGAAACCCTCCTGGTGCTTTTCATATTGATCAAAAAGATGCTTTGTAATTATAAATCCGAGTACGGAATCGCCCATAAATTCAAGAGTTTCGTACGAACCAGTCAGACCGGAATACCGCTTCAGGGCCGACTTGTGCGTAAACGCCCTGCGATACAATGCAAGGTCTTTGATTTTAGTTCCAACTAGAGCGTTCAGGTTTTCACGTGAAAGCTCTGGTGGGGACTCAGTCTCCATTTTGTTTTGTATTACATTACACTCACACTTTTAAGCCTACGAGACCGCGCAATCTAAGAAGCCGGCGCCTTCGCAACCTTTGGGCGAACCTTCTTCTCCTTGGGGGGCGCGTTTGGGTCGACCGGAGCCTTGGGCTTCTTCTCAACGACCGGCTTCTCCTCCTTGATGTAGTGAGGGTTGATGAACTTCTGGATGTTCAGGAAAGTCACCTGGGTGCCAGCAGGAGGCTGCAGCAGATCCTGGAGTACCGCGTCCAGTGCGATGTTCTGACCCGTCTTCAGGTTCTTCTCGGTCACGTAGGTGTTCATACGCGCCGTCACCTGGGAACGCGAGATCTTCTCATCGGCACCGAGACCGAGGAAGGTGCGCAGCTTGTCGGTCACGTTCAGAGGCTTGTTGAACCCGTTGTTCTGGGAGCGGGCAGCCTGCTTCTCTCCAGTAGGATCCTCAAAGTGCTGACGAATCTTGCGCACATCCTTGTGCAGAGCCTTCAGCTCCTTGGCAATAAGCTCGAGGGTAACAGGTGTCGTGGTGGCCATTTCTACTGTAGAAGGTGTGACCATCTTTAAGCCATTGACATTATAGCTAACACAATGATAACCAACATCAAGACCGGAATCGCAAACCTTTCCCAGACCGCCTGGTACTGTACATCAGGTGCTTTGAAGTCGTACGCACCCCTCATTATAGTGGGACGATCACTGGTTTGGAGGTTGATTCCAAAGTCTGGAGGAAGTGATGTTCCAGTTGACGCCCGAAATTCATTCTGAAATTGAAGAATACTCGGAGCGTTATCACACTGCGGGACGCAGCACCCAGCATCACACGGGGACACCAGGCCGTTCTGGTTGTTTATATAAGCGCATACATTAGACCCAGGAACTATAGGGTTCGCGATGCACTGACACCCCTTGGTGATCAGGTCGGAACTACACTTGGTCATCTAGTGTTAAAGAAGAAATTAGTTCTTAGTATAAAATGGAGTACGCAACGCCCCAGAAACTCCCAGACGGACGGTATTTCCTGAAGATCAGCGGGGCCCGCCACCAGGTCAACGGTCTCATTCTTCAGGACTCCCTTGCGTCCAAGTCTGTAAATTTCAAGACGGATTCCAACATTTTTTCAGGCATTGACAGTCAGATCATTACCCAGGCCAAGTTGTCCAAGCAGGAGTGGTTCGGCAAGGACCTGAGCGACGAGACCATCCAGAACGCATGGCAGGAGAGCGTGACTGACGGTGTTCTTGGCGCATCTCTGGTGACGGTCAAGGGGAATGTGGCGACCCTTGCGTATGATACTCGCAAGAATCCAGTCGAGCTCAAGGATATCCAGCCCGAGACGGCATGTGACGTTGTTCTCGAACTGTCGGGTCTTTGGTTTCTGAAAAAGTCGTTCGGTCCCATCTGGCGGATTCTCCAGGTGCGCGTCCGGGCGCCACCCAAGACGCCCGAGCTCCCCAAGGAATATCTTTTCGCGGACGAGCCAGTCGAGCAAGACGAGGAGGATCCGTCCGACTATCTTGACTAGTCCAGCCCAAAAAAAATTATCGGTAACTATTAATAATATGGATCGCAAGGGACTGGCAATTTTGGTTCTGGCCGTAGTCATTCTCCTTCTGATGTTCGCTCCCAAGCGCAGCAGCTTCAGCCCCAGCCCCGCACTCGGTGGCTATAACATTGGTAACGGCCCTCTGAGCAGCCAGGGTTCCGCTTACCAGCGCGGCGTCTCCGGTGGCGATATGCCATCTGTCACATACGAGGGTGACGTATCGTCCTCCAGCCTGATCCCCCGTGAGGTGATCCAGACGGAGGATTTCGGTCAGTTCAGCCCGGACAGTATCCTGTCGGGCCAGAATTACCTCGACCCGCGCAGCCAGATTGGTTACCCCGAGACGGTGGGCGGTGTCCTGCGTAACGCCAACCAGCAGTTCCGCTCCGAGCCAATCAACCCCCGCACCCCAGTCAGCATCTTCAACCTCAGCACGATCCCCCCCGACACCATGCGCCCCAAGTTTGAGATTTCGCCCGAGTATCAGTAAATCCGAAGGATTTGTGATGAAAAGTTTGCGTCAAGCTACGCACAAATAACTACTACGTAGTTACTAAATATGGACTTTAAATCAGCCATGACCGAGTGGGTTGGCCTCAAGGCCCAGTTGGCCGCAGCTCGCAAAGATCTCAGCGTCCTCAATGGGCGCGAGAAGGATCTTCGCAAGTTTGTGACGAGACACATGAAAGAGAATGAAATTGACACCGTCAGAGTTCAGGACAAGGTGAAGGTTAATTTCAAAACAAAAACGACCAAGGGGTCTCTTACGAAGGATGTCATAAAGACGGGTCTGGGTATGTTTTTTGGTGGAAATGAGGCTCAGGTTGAGGGGGCGTTCCAGGCCATTCTGGACGCGGCTCCCGTCAAGGAGTCTGATGGCGTGACGGTGACGGGTCTGAAGGCGCTTCTCGAAGCTTAGAGGCTACGAGCGTTTGTAACACAAGTCAAAACACAATGGGTATTAATGACGAGTACTCTCGTGATGCGTACAATTACGACATTGCGTACGACTCTGATGGGTCGGACGAATTCGACCCAGAACTCCATCCAGAAGACTGGCAGGACATGTACTCCCAGGAACTCCTAGATGGTTGGATGAAGATCCGTGAATATACAGAGGCTCATTACATGAACCTCCGAGCAACATTCCCCAATTTTGTTGATCTCGTTCTAAATTCTGGTCGCTGGTACCGGGCTCAGGCCGCCAACGAAGATCACCGCGTCATGTGGAATATCATAAGCAACCTCCCCGTGATTTGTGACAGGGTACACGCTGAGAATTTCTTCGGGTGGGCAGAAAATTATATAGGCAAATTGTAAGATGTTTGATATTACCGGCCCAAAGGTTCTCGTCCCCGCGATTCTGTTCGCCGTCTTGAGCCCGCGCTTCATCCTTGCCCTGCCAGGTGGCGCGGGCCTCCTTATCCAGGCGGTGTTCCACGCCCTGGTTCTCTCTCTGCTCTACTGGGCCATCGCCAAGTTTGTGCTCAAGATTAGCCTGACCAAGGCTGATCTGTTGGTCCCAGCGGTGCTGTTCGTGCTGCTGACCCCAGGTCTGGTGCTGACGATTCCACCCAGTAACGGCGGTCTGTTCGTCTCTGGCCAGACCTCTCCACTTGCGGTGGGTGCGCACACGCTGGTGTTTGCCATGCTGTTCGCCTTCCTGCGCGGCCAGTACCCCCAGTATTATTAAATTAAAATTGTAGAATGGTCCGATGTCTCTCCATCGGTCCAGGAGCCATGGGCTTCTTCCTTTATTTAGGAGTAATTTCAAAACTAAAACAAGATGGCCGTCTTGACAATCTCGAGGAAATCTCGGGGGCGTCAGCAGGTGGCCTTCTGGGATTTCTGTTTCTCGCGACGAAAGGGGACATTGCCAAGGTTCTCGATTATTCACTCGACGTGCCCGTGAAA